TCTTATTATTAACACTTGAAATCGTGCATTTTGCTTTAATTCTTGTTTCATCTTCATAGTTATTCTTTCTTCCATAAGTAATAGTTGCAGTTGGTAAAACCCAATCAAAGATTTTAATTGTTTTATTAGCAGTTGCAGTATTACCCCTTGAATCAGTAACTTTTATTGAAACATTAGCATCAGAACTTAAATTAACAGTTCCATAATCAATTGTTTTCGCACTTGTTTCAGTTTTAGTTGCATTATTAAAGGTAATTTCATATTTAGTTATACTTGCACCTTTTTTTGCAGTAGCACCTGTATAAGTAACCTTTAAATTAGACCTATTCCTTACAATGTGTAATTTATTTCCAGTTATTGCAACTATACTTGAATTAGTATCTTCATAACTAATATTAGAAGCAGTAAATGTTGGATTTCCATTAACTATTGTCATTGTTTTATCTTGCCAAGACCAAAAGTTTTCAGTTGTTCCACCAATACAAGTTCCAATAACTTCTCTAACTGTCATTTTATTACTTGTAGTAGTTGCATTTCTTAACTTTTCCCTTTCAGCATCAGTTAAATTAAATGTATAAGAACCAGTATTTGGGATATTATCTCTTTGAATCGTTTGACCATTAAATTCAAGTCTTGCATTGATTCTAAATCCACCTGGATTATTGAATTTGATTGTTGGATTACCTTCATCATTAAAGTCACTAGCACTTGTTACATTTGCTTGTCGTGGAATTGTTGACAAAGGACAACTTCCATTATAAGAATTATCCCTGTTGTAATATACACAACCTTTTAATGTAAAACCAACTGCCGATGCAGTTCCATCGTTATTATGACCAACTGTTATTGTTCCAGTTCTTGAACCAGTTGCAGCAGGGAATGCATAACTTGACCATCCTGTCGATTGTTGACCATAAATTGTTTGACCATTAACCCAAACACCCCAATTATAAATTGAATAGTAATTAACATTTCCACCTATTGATTCAAAAGTCCATCTAACAGTAGATGTATTATTTGCTATATTAGTGCTTTCTTCATATACAGTTAATTTTAAATATCTTCCATCATAGGAACTTGTTTGAACACTTGCCATAATATCACCTACCTATACCAATGCAACGAAGCCAACACCATCGTTAGTAACTTCGCTATTATCGTTATATAAAGTGATTGGTATGATTCTTGCTTTTGATGCCAAAGTAATTTCTTCTTCAACAACTGATTTTCTTTGGTGAAATTCATCACCATCAACCCAATATGTCTTTTGATTTTGTGCATCATATCCAGCAAATCCAACTTCAGGATTAATTTTAATATATGAATTATCATCACAATAAAAAATCAACCCATTTTTATCGAAGGTTGATATTAAACGATTAGATTCATCATATAATTCAATTACACCTGATTCATTTAAGTTAGAACCTAGTTTTAAAGTTCCACCTTTAATCATATCAGCAACCAAATTAATAACATTTATATTTTGCATATCTAATGTTCCATCAATTAACCAAGCAGAATTAAATGTTCCATTAATTCCATTTTGACTGAATCCAATTCCAATATTATTTATTCGTATAACTTTTTGTGCAGTTTCTTTTGGTAAAGAATCAACAATTAATATTTGACTTCCATCATCATTTATTACATATGAATCGGTCATCAAAGACATTATTTGATTTGTCGCATGAGTTAATTCTGATTCCAACTTTCCAACGATTTCAGTTGAATTTTTAGAAACTTCTTCAGCAACTGTTGAAGAAACATTATTAACTAAATCTTTTAATTTACTTTTAAAGTTACCAAATTCAATTTTTACATATTGTTCACGAATACAATCATAATCAATTGATATAACATTTGTTGTAAGATTAACCCTACATTTTGGATGTTGTAAATAAATTACATCACCAACATCAGAAACTTTATCAATATAAGCATTAACACTATAATTTACTTTTGGATTTTTATTAACTTGTAAATATTCATTACCTTGATTTCTTAAATCTTCAATTAAAGCATTGTTATATGCTTCTTCATCCAATTCACCATCAATAGTATAATCTTCTTCTTGAATATGGTCTTGTTGAAAACTGATAGTTTTTGTATAAGGAATGTCATATAATTCTTCTTCAAGTTCAAGATATCTTTCAGGAAGTGTTATACCATCTTTACCAACTGGTAATATTTTTGTTACAACATCATCCCATCTTTCATCAGTTTCAAGTTTTTGAATATTTTTAGCATACGAAATAACAATTCCATTATCATTTCCAATTTGATTCCTTACTTCTACACGATAATTATCACGAATTAAATGTCCACCCCATCTTTCAATAACAGTTGCCACTGCTTCTTCTAATGAATGTCTTATACATCTATAAGAAGCAATTCTTGTTATGTCAGATATGAATGTAAATGGTGTTGTGATATCACAAGCATTATTCAAATGATCGAGTGCATCATTACAATTTTTATCAACAACATAAGAATCATATATTGAATAATTTGCTGAATCAAAATATAAATGTTTCGCTCTTATCGTAATATAATTACCATTTATATTCGGATTTCCAAGTCTAAATCCTTGATAACCCCAAGGTGTATTTGCACGAATAATCATTCCTGATTGATAATATTCGATATTATCAAGATTATCTTTTAAATCAAGATAATATTCGCCATTATCTTCTTTATGAATTTTTGCTTTTAATGGTTTCAATATTTTAATACCATTATTAGCAAATTTCCTTTCATTAGATGGATAAACACTAATCATTATAACCACCTACTTTTTGGTTCAACTTTTATTTTTGTAACATTACCTACCCACGATATTGTATTTACACCTGATTTTAATGTTGGAAATTGACCAGTCATTTGTCTATTCTTTAGAATAAGACCTTTGTATGCTTCCTGTTCCAATGAATCAATAACAACATATTCATCATCAATATTTACTGAAAAAACACTAATTCCATTTATTAATAATTGAACATCACCTTCACCATAAAGTGTAATTACTGGTTTTGATGGAACATAACCAACATTAGACACTTTAACTTCAGTTTGATTTGTTATATTAAAAACAAATGGTGCTTCATCTACTAAATATTTATATGGTTGAACATGGAACTTAACAGTTGCCTTTTTAAATTTAACTAATCTTTTATAATCAACTTTATCATCAGCAATTACATCATATACTTTGTCAGGTTCATTTGAAAAAATAACTTTTCCCTTTCCAGTAAAGAAATTCATTACTTCATCAATATCTGCTTTTGTATTTAGACCAATAAGCAATTCTTTTGTATAACTTGAATATCCTAGTTCTTCAACAATGTCACCATCTCTACCATCAATGACAATGTTTTCAGTCCTAATTTTTGGTCTTGATATAGTAGGTAATTCACTAATGATTAAACCATCAATTTCATCACTGCATTTTCCATTGAAAATAATATAATTATGTATCATGAATAAATCACCCTTTCTACATCTTTAATTACAAGTTCACCCATCTTTTCACCATCAACTTTAAATGCCATTCCTTCAAGTGCTTCTTTAAATGCTTCTACCATAGAAGTATTATCGAATATTGAAGGTGAATCAGTAGTTCTTTGAATTGTATCTAAATCACTACTCATATTTTTTGAAACATTTATATTTGATGATAAATCGAAATCAGTAGGTAAAACTTTTTGCATTTCTTTGTTTACATCTTGCATTTCATCTTCAAATCCTTCACCAAGTCCTAATGCAAGATTCTTACCAATTTCATCTCTGAATACTGTTGATGGACTGTGAATACCAAATATTCCTTTAATACCATTAAGAATTGACTTACCAAATCCTTTAATCTTATCAAGAACCCAATTTTTAGCATTATTAATACCATTCCATAATCCTTGAACAAGATTTTTACCTACATCAAGCATTCCTGAAATACCATTTGTAATACCATCTTTAACTTTTCCTAGCAATTGTTTACCCATATCAAGCATCTTTCCAAAATAATTAGTAATTCCTTTTACCAACGATGCTATTATTTGTGGAATTTTTGAAACTAATTGTGGTATTGCTTTAATTAAACCTTCAGCAAGTTTAACAATCAATGTAATACCCATTTCAACTAATTTTGGTAAATTATCAGTTATAGCAGTAATTAACTTATCAATTATAATTGGAATCTTATCAATTAAATCAGGTAATGCCTTAATTAATCCATCTGCAAGTCCAATAATTAATTGAATACCAGCATCAATTATTAAATCGATATTATCAATCAAAGTTTCAGCCATAAGAATTACTGCATTAATTATTTGTGGAATTAATGTTGGTAATTCTTGTGCAATTCCTTGAATTAAAGAAACTATAATTTGAATACCCATTTGTAATATTTGTGGTAAATTTTGAATTAAAGTATTAACCAAAGTTGTAACGATTTGCATAACTGCATTCATTATTGCAGGTAAGTTATTTTGTATACCACTAATTAAACTATTTAAGATATTAGTTCCTGCTTCTAAAAATTGTGGTAAATGTTCAATAATGTTATTTAATAATTCAGGTAAAACTTCCATAACACTTGATGCAATTTGGTCAACTACTGGAAGAATATTATCACCAGCAGTAATTACACTATCAACTAAATTTGTAATCAATTGACCCATATCAGCATTTCCATTTGCAAGTCCAGTTAAGAAATTGTCATATGCTGATTTCATTGAAGCAATTGAACCTGTTATTGTTTGACTTGCTTCTCTTTGTGTAGTTCCTGTTATACCCATTTCAGTCTGAATTACATGAATAGCACTATATACATCATTTAAGTTTTTAATATCATACTTAACACCAGTAATTTTTTGTGCATCGGAAAGAAGTCTTTCCATTTCGGTCTTCGTTCCACCATATCCAAGTTTTAAGTTATCAAGCATAGTGTAGTTTTGTTTTGCAAAACCTTGATATGCATTTTTAATGGAATCAAGTGATGAACCCATCTTATTAGCATTATCAGCCATATCAGTAATTGCTTGTTTTGATGCTTCAGATGCAGCCACTCTATCACCATTAAGTGATGATATTAATGATGCACTAAATGAAGTAACTGTTTCCATATACTCATTAGCACTCATTCCAGCATCTTTATAAGCATTGTTAGCATCTCTAAATACATTTTGTTGTGCAGTAAGTAAATTATTGTATTCATCTCTTACTTCATCAACTGATTTACCAACAGACTTCGCATATTCTTCAACAGTTTCAATTTCAGTTCCAAATAATGTCTTAACACCACCTTCTAATTGTTGAAAATCACCATAATTATTAAGTGCTTGCTTACCAACATCGATCATTGCACCACCAAGTTTTTTAATACCTGCCACTGCACTTTCAATAACATCGGTTGCCAAATTTGCCAACACATTTTTGAATACTGTATATCCACCTTTTGATGCTTCTTCTGCTTGTTTACCACTATCTTGAACTTCATTACCCAACGAATCAATTTCTTTAGTGGTTTTGATAACATCAGCCTCTGCACTATTTAAGGATGATTGCCATTTCAAAGTTCTTGTATCGTTTTCACCATACATTTCTTTTGATTTTTCAAGTGCTTGTCTTAATGTTTCAACTTTATTCTTTTGAATTTCAAGTCTTTCATTTAATAAAGCACTTTTCTTTGCATTTGATTCAATGGAATTGTCATTCTTTCCAAATTCAGCAGTTACTTTTGACATATCAGTTGATACAACCTTTAATTGTGCTGAAATATTGCTTAATGCTTTCCTATATTCAGTTTCACCTGAAAGTTTGACTGTTCCACCGAACGTATTACTTCCACTTGCCATATGTTTTCACCATCCTTTCGTTAATCAGTAAACCATTCATCTGAACTTTCTTCTTCACTACTTGGATTTTCATAAAATAAACATTTTTTAGTTTCAAAATCGTGAAATTTCTTATAGTATTCATAAAGTTTATTCCACTTTTTAAAAGTAAAATGACCGACTTCACGTTCGGTATATCCAAGCAATGTGACACCAACAAAACAAATCCACACAAAATCAATCTTCATCGCTTCTGTGTGGATATTTAGTTTTTTTGGTCGTTTTCTTCTGAATTTTCTACTTCTTCATTTTCATCTTTGTTAGCAGAAATAACTGCATCTTTTAATTTTTTACCTGCTTCTTCCAATCCTATTTCAGTAACGATTCTACCTACTTTCTTGGAAGTGACAAATTTACGTGTTCCATTAGTATTTTCATTTTCAATATCTATTCCTTCGTTAATTGCTTCAGTGAAGAAAAATAATACTGCATCAATCTTTGGTTCTTTACCATCTTTTGGTTCGATTAACTCTTTCCAAGCATCTAATGACCCATATTTATTTTGGATTTCAACCATTACATTTAAAGAAAATATAAATGGAAACTTTTCACCACTTTTGGTTTCTAAATAATTAATTTGATTATCTTTCATATTAAATTTTCCTTTCTATAAATAAAAAAGACACACTCATGAAATCTACGAGTGTGTCTTAATTGGTTTTATTAATTACCTGTTGAACTTGAACTTGTTTTTTGAACAAATAAAGAATCCAAGAAAGTATTTGCTTCAGTTTCAGTATCAAAAGTTGCTCTCTTTCTCCAGTCACCATCTTCATTAGCAAATACTGAACCTTCGATTGAAGGTGTAGTAAATTCTAAAGAATCCTTTTTTGTAGTAGCATCATTGTGATAAGGTTTGAATTGAACTTTTGGAAACCATTCAACTTTAAATACTCTTTTACCTGATATTCTCTTAACTACTACTTGTCCAAATCCAAAGTAAACAGGAACATCATCAATATTTGACTTGTAAACAGTCGTTTCAGTTCCACCAGTTGGTTTATACTTTTCAGTTTTTTCACCAAGTAATGGACTAAATACTGCATCATCATCGTTGTCTACACCCATTGTAATAGTTGCATCAACAAATTCAGATGCTTTATCTTTTAAAACATCATCAGCATATAGTTTTGCTTCAGCGATATTTAAAGAAACTTTTGTTTCGATTGCACCAGCAAGTGTTGCAGGACTACCATAAGTCTTTAAATCATCATTCATTTTAGCATAACGATATGTTCTTAATCCGATTTGTGCCATAATTAATTTTCCTTCCTTTCCATAATTAATCTAAAAATGTGACATCATCATCAACTGTGAAATTAATTGGAATATGCCAAAGTTTAGTATCTTCTTCATAATCTTCATAACCATCATCAGTCCAAGTGAAACCACATTCTTTAACTAATTTTCTTTTAACTTCATTTTTAAGTTTTTTATAATTTTTATTGGAATAGATATCCAATGTTCCATTCGTAGATTCTACGATTGGATTATCATCTGCAAATCCTTCAGGAATGGTTGAACTGGTGTAATAAACAAGATAAGTAGTTGCATCACCTTTATAAATATTTGGTGCAATTGGTATCTTTTCGCCTTCAAATTCAAAATCTTTAAAAACTCTTTCGATTATCGCATTTATATTCATTTTAGTTTTTCCAACTCCTTATCCATAATTTCATCCCACCTTTTCTTTATCCTTCCCTGACATCCTTGAATTGCAGGTCTAACAAATGGTTCAGCCTTTTGATGACTTGTTCCATACTCAATTCTAAATGCCTTTAACCAGTTAGTTATGTCATATTTCTTTCCTGCTTTAGTAACGTGTTTACCATCGCTTCCAGTAAATTTAACACGACCAATCCATTCACCATTTTTATTTTGCATAGGTTTAGTATTTCGCAATGACTTCGCCATTCTACCTGTCTTCACGTGTTTACTAGCACCTGATTCAATTGCAGACTTCATGATTCCTTGACCTTCTGAAATCATTTCTTGATACACTTTTTCACTGTCAGCAAAAGTTTCAATTTTTTTAATCATATCTGCAATTGAATTGTCTAATTCAAAATTAGCCATTTTTCTTCGATATATCAGAACAAGTTAATTCAAGAATTTCACTTGTCTTTTCGTAAGTCCTTTTTATAGCATATTTTTTGTTTGACTGATAATCAATAAGTAATTCTTGATTACTATAATTACAAGTCATAATTTCGACAACCAATTCAGCATTATATCCCATTATTTTGGAATGTTCTTCTTCTGCCCTAGTGACACTTTTAAAATTTGCAGGTATCGGTCTTGTCTTGTTTTCAACTTCCACATCAAATCCATCAGAATCTTTTGTGGAAGTTATTGAAACAAGAACGACTGCATCCTTCCAATTATTCACTGCCATCACCTGCTTTATAATCGCTTTCAAGGGTCATTTTGTCACGATATGATTCATACATTTTCATATATATTTCAGTATCGCTTCGATCATTACCACGATTCGCTTTTACAAATGCAGTTAAACAATTAATAACTTGGTCATCGTATTCATTATTTTTCTTTTTGAATACATCAGGTGAAACACCACTTTGAATGCAGTCAGTAATTCCAGCAGAAATCAAAGATTCAATTTCATCATCAAAAACATTTGTCATTATATAACATCTTTTCTTAATGATGTCCTTCATAATAATCATCCCTTTCTGCTATTATTTTATTTTCATTCAATTATTAAGCACTTTTAACTTTAATAACTTGGAATGAATCTTTACTTGCTAATTTACCATCAGCAAGCATTGTTGCTTTATGAATAGTATCATCAGTATCTTCATCAACATACTTTTTCATAGTAATTTGTAAGTTACTATTTAAGATATAATCACTTAAATCACCAACTACTAATAAATTACCATTTAAGTATTCAGATGGAACAAAGTTTACATTTCTACCAAATAATGCAGGTGCAGGTTTTCCATCAATACCAACATTTACTCTTGCGATTGGTTGTTTAGCATTGTCTACCATACCAATAATCTTTGTATAGAAATCTGATTTAGTCATATAATATTCAGCACTTGAATCATATGCTTCAGGAACATTACCTTCGATTCCAACTAATGTTGCATAATCAACTGCATTGATTTGTGTAGCAGTAACTTCAACACAAACACCTTTTGGTTGACCTGAACCAGTTCCTTGGAATACTGCAAGTTCAATTGCTTTAACCATTGCTTCAGCAATATTTTTTGCAAGTGTATCTTCAAAGATTTCTAATGATACAGTGTCTGCTTCAAGAGTAACTGCAACTTTACATTGTAACTTATAATAAGCAAATGTAACACTTCCAAATGTTTTCTTTTGTTTTTCACTTCCAGTTCCTTCAGCAACCCAAGTTGCAGTTGGTTTTAAACTTGAAGTTGGAACAGCAAGACCACCTTTGAATGCAGTTTTAGTGATTTTTGCATATACCTTTCCTAGTGTTTCGATTTTTTCATAAACTTTGTTCATGATAGATGTTGGGATTACTGCACCAATGTCAGTTGTTTTAGTAACTGCATCTGCTCTCATTTCAACACCTTTTAATACATAGTCTTTAAATGCTTGTCTGTATTCTAATGTTTCATTGTAATTTCTTACTTCACCATTATTAGCAACTGGTGTTACATTAGTAGCAACATTTAAACCATCATTAATATTTTTAGCCATATTCTTTCTTTCCTCTCTTTCTTCTAATTTTTTAAGTTCAGCACTTAATTTGTCTTTTTTATCAAGTAGACTTCTTGATTCTTCTTCTAAAGTTTCAGTATCTTCTTCATTGTTTTCATCTTCTAATTTAGCGATGATATCATTTAATGAAGTGTCAATCTTCTTTAGTTCTTCTTTGATTTCATCAATGTTCATAATTAAATCCTTCCTTCCTTAATTTTTATCGCCAATGCGATTCTTTTTCTTTGTTCTTGCTTCTTCTTCAAGATGTCACTTTCCAGTTTTTCCATTTCAGACTTTTCCAAGTCTAAAACTGACCTTGCCGAAATTGAAGTGCTATCATATGCAGGAATATCCACTGCACTGACATCGAACAATTTCTTAATAGATGTGATTCTTCTTGTATGTGTTTCGATATCATAGTCAAAACCATCATCAGCAACTATATAACAATAAGACATTTTGTCTATTAAGCCACTTTTAATATCACGATATAATTCTTTATGCCCTTCATCTTCAGGATTCAAAGAAACTCTAACGTGAAGTCCATCTTCTTTAACCTCTAGATGCAAAGAGTCATTTCTTGTTCGTGCATAAACACGACCACCATGATTGTAGTTGAAGATAACATCTGATATATCAGCATTTTCCAATGCTCTTTTATCAACTACTTCTTTATATTCAATACCTTCATCTTCAAATAAGACTGTTGGTTTATCAAATACACAAGCAACACCTTCAATTACCATTTCATCGGAATCTTTTTCTTCAGTATCTTTTGCACGAATTTCAAATCCATTGAAATTTCTAAATTCATAACCTTTTTCAATTAGATTTTTCATATTCTTATCTTTTGAATCTTTAATCATTATCTTCACCTTCTTCCATTTCTTCATCTTTCTTTTGTTCTTCCAATGTTTTACTTTCACCAGTGTCTAATCTACGAAGTAAAACATCACCACCATCAACTGAACCTAAATTCATAACCCTTCGCCATTCATTAGGTGTCATTGATTTTCTATCAACCATTTCCTTTAAATCAAGTTTAGTTTTCATACTTGCAAATTCAAGTGAACTTGCTTCAAATATGATTTCATTTCCACATTCTATTTCGTGTTTACTAAATAGTTTTAAAGTTAATTGGTCACTTAATTCTTTTGCAACTGGTTCAATCTCTGCTTCATAAAAACTATTCCATTGGTCTTCATTGAACTTATTTGAAATAATTTCATCTGATACACCAAAGAAATTTTTAAGTCTTTTTTCATATTTTTCTATTACATCACCATTTGGAACATAACTTTTGTCTTCAACCTGTTGTAAATCATATCTTGGGTCTGTGCCAGCAATGTTATTTGTCTTTTCAATATCCAAATATGCTTCAGCAAAATCATTAATTGCAGTTTCTTTATCTTCAGGTCTTAACACTGACTTAAATTTCATTATCCATTTAATAATTGCACTATTTTTAATTGCTGAAACAATTCCTTTATCAGTTGTATCAACAACTTTCATAATATTTTTCAAAGATTTATAACCATCTTCACCAAAAAATTCGTGTTGATTAAAATCTTTTCTTAAATGAATAACATCATCATAAGGAACAGTCATATATTGACCTGCTTTAAAGAAAAACTTCATATATAAATTACCTTTAGCATCTTCATATAATTCAACATTACTTGTTGGAACTGGGAATATTGCTATTGGTGTGTCAGTCGCATCCTTTTGAATAAATGCAAATGCATTATTCGTTAATTCTCTTTGATTCATCATCTTTTCAAGTAACTTTTGCATATTCATATATCTATTTGGATATCTTAACAAATACTTAATGTTAGGATTAGGATTTGTTTTAATATTTCCATCTGCATCAGTTCTTATATGAATTGGATGTAATTTTCCAACTGCATTAGTCTTTGGTCTAATACAAGAACGAACGATGTCGTTGTTGTAAATCTCACCATCCCAAGGTGTAAATGTTGCATCATAAGTATTAATCAACTTATACTTTGTCAACGTAACCTTGTCAGAATCTTTTTCACGACCAAACATTGTTTTTAACATACTTCTTCTTTCAGCCATATTCTTTCACCTTCTTTCAGACCATATTTTCGTAATCTTCTTTATGATTCGTGTATACAACATAAGCATCTATTAACGACATAGTTCCATCAATTCTTTTTCTTTGATTTGATGGTTTAACTGGTCGAATATTATCATTTTCATCACGTTTAATAACTGTATTACTTAAACACCACTTATCAATCGGATTATTGTTGTAATTAACCTTATCTTTTTGTAAATCAGCCTTCAAGTTCTTCATTGGAATACTGAATGTCTTCGCACCTTGAATAACTTGTTCCATTGATTCTTCACCAAATTCAGATTTCATCTCATTTACCCAATAAGGTGACCCCCAAGGGTCATAACCACACTTATATAAATAAATTCCATACTTATCACGTAATTCTTTAAACCATTCAGTTATTGCATGATAATCAATCCTATTACCTTCAGTTAGTCGAAGCAATCCTCTCTCATACCAAATACGATAAGGAACATTGTCGCCACCCTTTTCAGATAATTTGCATCGTTCATCAAACAAATCTTCAGGTAACCAATACATTTGTAAGATATAGAAATTATCATCACCATATTTTTTACACAACATTTTCGCACTTGTTAAATCGGTAGTTCCTGATAAGTCAACACCACCAATTCCATAAGTAAATTTCTTTTCTTCTGCATCAAATGTTGCTTCATTGTTAAGGTCTTCCCAACTTAACCAAGAATTTTCACTTGATTGTTTTAAATTAAAGTCCTTAACAAGCACTGTTCTTCTGAATTTATCATCGATCATTGCTCTTTCAACATTATCACGAAGTTCTTTACGTGATTTGATGATATCAAGACCTGGATTTGCTTTAATCCATAAATCTTCATCCATCCATTCGTTTGGTTCATCAAGTTCATAAATAAAAGAAAGAATCGTTCCATCATATTTGAAACCATTCTTTTCATAAAGGATGTTATCGTATAGTTCATACTGGTCATCGAATATCGTGTCACGATGAAATCCATTAGTAGACATTATATTTAATAATGGTTGTTCACGTGCTGACATTGATTGCTTAATAACATCATATAAATTTCTATCTTTTATCGCATGAAGTTCATCAATATTACCATAACTGGTATTTAATGAATCCAATGTATTAGAATCTGAACTTAATGCTTCCATTTTGGAAAACGTATCACCATAATAAAGGTCAGTTTGTCTTTTCTTTAAATGTTTTCCAAGTGCAGGACACTGCTTAACCATATTTTGTGCTTCAACGAAACCTTTTTTTGCTTGGTCTTTCTTTGTAGCAACGAAATATACTTCTGCACCACCTTCACCATCACCCATTAAAGCATATAATGATAAGCCAGCACTTTCAGTTGTCTTACCATTCTTACGACCTTCGATGGTAGCACATTCACGACACCTTCTAAATCCAGTTTTCTTGTCAACAAATCCAAATACTGCTTGAATTTTTGCTTTTTGGAAAAGTGCCAGTTCAATTGGTTGACCAATATTAGTTCCCTGTGTTCTTCTGCAAAAATCTTCTATAAATTCAATAGGATAAGTTGCCAAATCAATATCAAATTTCCAATTGTTACCCAATAATTTAGGATTATCAAGTTCTTTAATCAGCCATTCATATTGTTTTAAAACTTTCTTTGAAGTTTTTATTTTACCAGTCGAAATTTGCTTCCAATATTCACGAATATAATTCTTTTTGGTCATCGTTTTTTTCTATCCATAAATGCTTTAAATTCATCATCATCTTCAACTGGTTTTAAATCACCATAATTTTTAGGTAACAATGAACTTAACTGTTGAATCCCTTTTAAAAAGTTCGCATACATCTTATTATAAGAAGTTAAAGCAGGATGTTCCTTCATAAATGTTTGACTTGCATTGACTGTTGTCTTAACAAGTTCATCATTATTTATGATTGCCATCAAATCTTCCAAAGTAACTGACATGAAAGCAACATTATCAATTAATTTTTCAGCAGTTTTGTATTCCTTTTCAGGTAAAGTCTTATAAATCTTTATAAGTCTATCTTTTTCTTGCTTTATTTTTTCTTCTTTGGTTAATTCCTTCTTTTTCGACATATTTATTACGACCTTTCTATTGACCCCCCTCACATTAAGGGATTAATCTTCAGTTTTTTGAAGTAGA